TATGAAGGATCCTCTTGCTCAGTTTATGATTAACAAGGGATACTTTGCTGAGGAAGATTTCTACAGCAAGTCAAATTGGGTGTTCTCATTCCCAATGAAGGCACCAAAGAACTCTGTTACACGCAACGACATGACTGCGATTGAACAGTTGGAACTTTGGAAGATCTATCAAGACCACTGGTGTGAACACAAGCCATCTATCACTGTATATGTTGGTGATGATGAGTGGATGGAAGTTGGTGCATGGGTTTACAAGAACATCTCGATTCTTTCAGGTGTTTCTTTCCTCCCACGCGACAACGGTTCATATCGTCAAGCACCTTACGAAGAAATTGATGAATCGTTGTATAACGAACTTCTTGCTCGCCAAAATGTGGATATCAATTGGGTAGAGTTTATGGAAGAAACAGATACAACAACTTCAGCAAAAGAATTGGCTTGCTCGGCAGGAGTCTGCGAACTGTGAAATTTAGCATTATAACACCCACTCACCTGAAGAACTCGTTTCTGGGTGACTTGTATGAGAGTCTTGTTGCTCAAACTTATGAGAACTGGGAGTGGGTGATTTATTTGAATGGTGTGGAAGGTGGTTTGGATGCTCTAGTAAATTACCCAGTGCTAGTTGCCATTAAGTCTGATGAGCGCATTAAAATTGTTGTGAGTGATGAGATCAATTCTAAAATCGGCTTCAATAAGAACAAAGCCTTTCATCTAGGAACAGGTGATGTTCTTGTTGAGGTCGATCATGATGATATGCTCACACCAGATTGCTTAGAAGAATTATACAAAGCATTTCAAGATCCTACTGTTGGATTTGTATACAGTGATAGTATCACCTATCATGTAAACAATGAATTTACACCATACGATGCTCATTATGGGTGGACTTATAAAAAAGTCATGTGGCGTGGCAAAGAACATTACTCAATGAATTCTTTTGCACCAACAAGCCACAGCATGGCGTATATCTGGTATGCGCCTGACCATGTTCGAGCATGGCGTAAAAGTGTTTATGTGTCCATTGGTGGTCATAATGTAAATCTAGATGTGTGTGATGATCATGAATTGGTTATCCGCACATACTTGAACACCAAGATGCATCATATCAATAAGCCTCTGTATGTCTACAGGATTACTGGTAACAATACTTGGTTAGAAAGAAATCAAGCAATTCAAGATACAACTAGAGAGTTGTTTAAGCAGTATGCATGGGATCTTGCGTGTAAAGATGCGAAAGACAGAGGGTTGGATATTGTAGAATTAGGCGGAGGAATTAATCCTCGGGCTGGATGCAATATCAATATTGATTTAGAAGATGGTAATGTTACCGCTGACCTTAATAATGGCATTCCGCTTCCAGATAACAGCGTTGGTGTAATCAACGCTTCGCATATTATAGAGCATCTTAACGATAAACACACGATTATGGCTGAGATCTACCGTGTTCTTGCTGATGATGGTTGGGTATTCATACAGGTGCCTTCAACAGATGGTCGCGGCGCATTTCAAGACCCAACGCATGTGAGTTACTGGAACGAGAACTGCTTCTGGTATTACACCAGAAAAGATAAGGCAATGTTTATTCGTAACGACAAGATTCGGTTTCAGGAATTTAAACTTGATACCTTTTGGTGGGAACCACGAAGCGATAATATTGCAATCACAGATGCTTGGCTAGTTGCCATTAAGTCTGATAAGCGTAGACCACACCCAGTAAAAATATGAACAAGAAAACTAAAATTGTAATGATCTCGATGTTCAAGAATGAAGCACAGAACATCGGGAAGATGCTAGAATCTGTTGCTCCGTACATTGATTACTGGATTCTACAGGATAATGGTTCTACGGATGGAACACCAGAAGTTGTAAAGGCATGGCAGGAAAAGTACAATATCCCAGGATTTGTTTACCAAGTTGAAGAAGGCTGGGTAAACTTTGGTTGGAATCGAGACCATCTCTTACAGAAGTGCCGCCAAACAGAACATGGCTGCGACTGGATTATGAAGATGGATTGCGACGAGACATTAATCGTCGATAGTGACTTTGATTGGTCGCCGTTTGACAATCATTCTACTCAAGCATTTCATGTAACATCTATTGCTGACCCTCTAATCTATTTCAGAGCATGGATCTGGAACGCCAAGTTACCGTGGCGTTTCAATCACGATCCAGCACATGAGACCATCTATCTAGACATAGAAGGTGTTGGTGAAAACTTTGAACGCAAAAATCTAGGATATAAGTTTAGATTAATTGGCGGTGTGATGCAGGGAGAAAGTTATACCGTTCCAACGAAATATGTTAGCGATGCGTTAAAGTTAGAAGAGCGATTAATTCGCGAAGGAACAATGTTGACTGACCTGTATCATTTTTGGTATATTGGTAAGTCGTATGAAGATTGCTATCGTGGTAACTTTTTCCCACTAAAAGACATTCACCAGAAGGAATATGCTCGCCGCTGCATATTTTATTTTCAACAAATCTTAGACTATACGCACGATTATAGCAATACGAAGAAAGCAAAAAATATTGACGAAATGGCTTACTTTGCCATGAACAGTATTGGTAATGCATATAGGTTTTTGGGTGAGCATTATAAGGCAATTGAATTCTACAAAGAATCAGAACAGTTTGCCCCACCAAGAAACGACCACCTTGTTAATCTCGCCGAAACATATTGGGAGTTGATGGATTATCGAAGGATGGTTCAATGCACAGAAAAACTGATGCAACCAGAACGGAAGAATCCTTTCCCAGAGTTTTTCTTTCTCATTAATCAAAACCTTTATCATGACACTGGTACACACCCGCAATACTTGCATAAAATTGCAAGTGAGTTGACTGCGCAGTATACAACGCTTCATCTTGGAACTGTATTTGCTGTAAAGAAAGAAAACACGAAGCGAATGTTTATTGTTGATGACTTTTATGATGACCCAGAACTGGTTAGAAACTTTGCCTTGCAATTAGAATACACTGAGGATCTGCGATACTACAAGGGTAAAAGAACTCAGTCGTACAAAACGCCACAGATGCGTCAGAGGTTTGAAGAGATTATTGGTAAAAAGATTACTGTGTGGGATGAGCATGGAATGAATGGTGTGTTCCAGTATTGCACACCAGAAGATGCGTTAGTGTATCACTGGGACAACCAAACTTGGGCTGGAATGATTTACTTAACTCCTGGCGCACCATACCAAAGCGGAACATCATTATTCGCGCACAAAGCGACTGGTGCCAGATGTGAAACTGATGTAGGAGCAGAATATGCATTTAATGGCGGATACTACGATAGATCTAAATTTGAACTTGTAGATACGGCTGGAAATGTATTTAATCGATTGGTTCTTTTTGATGCAAAGTGTATACATGCTGCTAATGAATATTTTGGTCAATCGATAATAAATTCCAGATTGTTCCATCTTTTCTTCTTTGATTAAGAGATGTATAAATGAAATATCTATGGACTAATTTTTATGGAGATCATTGGGCTGATATAGCCAAGATGCTAGATGACAATTACGCGAAAAATATTGATGATGCATCAATTATTGTTGGTTCACATTTTAAACATTCTATTGATGAATTTAAACCACTAGTGGGAAATAAAAGAATAATAATCTACCAATTAGAGCCACTGATAGAGTCAAATATGCATTTTATTGAAACCATTGTTAACAATTTAAAAATAGCAGATGAAGTTTGGGATTATGATCTAGATAATATTAAAATATTGAAGCAATATGGTATTAATGCTAAACATAAACCGTGTTTATATTCTAAATCATTAGAAAAAATTAAAAATTCAACTAATCCAGATATAGATGTTTTATTTTATGGCACTATGTTTCCAAGAAGAATGAATTTTATTTACGACGCATTTTATAATTCATATATGTCTCATTTCGATACAGTTTTGAAGTCGTCATTTGTTTATGCCCATAACGCTTGGGGTGATAATTTAGATAAATATATTGCTAGAAGCAAGATTATATTAAATTTAAACCCAAGTGACGCTGAATCTAGGCAACAACAAACTAGAATTTTTTATGCATTAACTAATAGCAAATGTGTTATTAGCGAACGATCCAATAAAAACTATTTTAATAATTTAATACGCGAATTTTCCACACCAAAAGAAATGATAGATCTAATCGGTGAATTGTTGATTAATGACAACTGGAAATTGTACTCCAACAACAATAGGTTTAAACAACATACAAATTTGTTGTTACAAAACATCGGAGCTATATAAACCTATGGCATACATAAACGCTAACATACCGCCCATAGAATGTTATGTGCGGACTAACTTTCTTCAGAACAGACCAGAGTTCGATGAAGCGAAAGACTCATATCTTCCCGTCCTTATATTCGGTGTGGCGTCGATACCGCATCGTGCCCCGCTTTTTCATTTCATCATGGAAGACGAAGGGCTTTGGTTTCGCATGCCGATACACGCTTTCTGTCATAAGACTCCTGCGCCGCAAGCGTCGCTATATAATCTAGTTCTGTGGGATTCTTTCAGTTCATACATTGGAGTTACGCAGTTCGATTTCTTGATCAATAAGCGTATGAAGTATATTGATAGAAACAAGAAATGGAATGAAGGGACTTATATGTTTACGCTAGACTGGGCGCATGAAGACAAGAACATTGCAGATCTTGGGTTTAGCGAAGTCCCAGGGCAACATAAATGTGGTCATGTGATTAAACTTGATGATGGTAATTTTGCAATTCAGCCAAACAATCGCTGCCGCGCATTTGAGCCGTCCTTTGTTACGAAGCCTGGACAAAATCTTATTGAACGAAAACTTGGAACGCAAATGTGGTCTGTAGAGAATACAGCCAAGTGGGTTCTCTCTGATGACGATAGATACGATTACGAGGTTAAAAACAATGCCTGATCTAAAACTAACATGCGATAATTGTGGATCTTCATTTGCTTTATCATATGACGATGATGAAGTGAGTTATTCACCAAGTCATTGCCCATTCTGTGGCGATTTCTATGATAACGAGAGCGAAGAATTAGACTTTAATGATGACAATGATGAGGATTATCTAGACGAGCAAGATGACATCATTAATCGTTTAGACGACGAAGAAGATGATCGTCGTTGGAATTGATTACAGTCTAACTTCTCCCTGCGTTTGCATTAGTCGCGATAAGACATTTACAAATAGTTTTTTCTATTTTCTAAACGATAGAAAAACAGTCCAAGGAAAATTTCACAATATTCTTGGCGACCAGCATCCAGAATATCTAACAGACCAAGAGCGATACGAAAATATTGCTTCTTGGGTTCTGGGCATTTTATCAGGTTTTGATAGAGAAGAAGTTGTAATCCTCATTGAAGATTATTCTTTCGGCTCTAAAGGTAGGGTGTTTAATCTTGCTGAAAATTGCGGCATCCTTAAATACATGCTATACAAACAAGGATACCGTTTCTTTACAGTGCCACCAACTGTTATCAAGAAATATGCAACTGGAAAGGGCAACGCTACAAAAGAAAAGATGTATGATGTATTTGTAAAGGATACTCTTGTAGATTTACATAGTATAATATCTCCTACGACGAAACTTGGATCCCCAACTACGGACATTGTTGACGCTTGGTATATTGCGAAATATATGCTTGATAAGCAAACGCAACAACTAAAGATATGAGGCAACTAAAATGGCAGTAGAATTCGACTCTTGTGACGGTGCATTATGGCATGTCACACAAGAAAATAATTTTGCTAATGTTGACTCCACGGTATACTCATACAAAGACAGATACACCGAGCCAGATGAATTGGGCTACAAGTATCATGTCCTAACTTATAAAGAAAACGATTATAACTCTGCTGAAATTTTGTGTGCGTATATTGGTGATGTGCAGTATTTCATTAACAATCACGCGAAAGCAGGGTATAATGGTATGATGGTCAAGGATAAATCAGTACCTAAAAAGACAATTAAAAGTATGTTTAAAGCAATCCTTGTAAATTGGCAATTTCCTAACAATACAATTAAACAATTGGTGAAGCAAGTATGATTTTCGACAAAGAAAATTTAAATGAGTTGTTGAGAAATAATATTGTTACTGTGACCTTCACAAAGGTCAACGGTGAAGAGCGCATCATGAAGTGTACATTGTTGAGCGAGCATATTCCTAATGCACCAAAGACTAATGGAACAGTCGTTGCTCGTCAATCTAGTAATGATAATGTGTCTGTGTGGGATCTAGACGCAAATGGATGGCGCTCGTTTAAAGTTAACAATGTCAAGTCAGTTTCAATGGGATAATTTACTAAATAACAACACTCGCCTCAACCTTTCGGTGTAGAGGTCATGCGTACTACGCTGAGTTTTATAGGATCCCGCTAGAAAAGTACAATCTAGCACCCATTGCGCAGTGGGGGGAAGATGAACCGAATTTTAATCTAATCGTAATATTTTTGCGCTATATACTGACTCCAGTTCTGGGAGTCTCCAATGCAATTCAAATCAATCTTTATTTCCGATGTCCATCTAGGATCTCGGGGATGTAAAGCCGATTTGCTATGCGATTTTTTGAAAAATAACTCAAGCGAAAATCTATATCTCGTCGGCGATATTATCGACGGCTGGCGGTTAAAAAGAAAATTCTATTGGCTGCAATCACACACTGATGTGATTCGTAAAATTCTCAAAGCCGCAAAGAACAATACCAAAGTCACCTATGTTGTTGGCAATCACGACGATGCATTTCGCGATCTATTGCCATTCGACATTCATTTTGGCAACATCGATCTTGTGAATCAATGCCGCCATGAGGGTGTCAATGGCAAAACCTATATGGTGATTCATGGCGATCTATTCGATGGTGTATTAAGAACCAAACTTCAGTGGCTATACCATCTTGGCGACATGCTGTATAATGTTTTGTTAAAATTAAATGTCCTTGTAAGTAAAGTTCGTAACTGGTTTAACATGCCACATTGGAGTTTAAGCCAGTATCTTAAGAACAAAACGAAAGAAGC